AATCTTGCCAGTGTCAAGCTTTGCGTTCAGGGAATCCTGGCTGATGCCGTACAGCTTCAGCGTGCGTGTCTGGCCGTTCATCACCCGTGCCACAAGCTCAGCAGCTGAGGCCAGAGACGTGTGCTTCTGAGCGGCCAGATCGGCCACGACTTGCATGTTCTCGTAGCTGGCAGTCGTCTGATGAGTCTTGGTGATCAGTGTGCCAAGGGCATCCTGAGTCTCAACAGCCGTGTGGCCATATGTCTCCTGGTGCTTGACAACTTCTTCAGTCTTGTCCTTGTACTTATCCCATGAACCACCGGCGTTCGTAACCGCCAGCTCAAGCTGCTTCATGGAAATCTTGTCTTTGTCAGACATGGTGGTGATCAACGTGCCAGCAGCTGTGGCTCCAGCGCCAATGCCCAGCATTGACTTGCCGACCTTGTCGTGCATGCCCTCGGTGACATCGCCGACTTCTTTGAACTTGTCCATGATCTCACCGACAGGCCCAAGTGCGGGACCAAACGCAGCAGTCAGAGCACCACCCATCGCCTTGAAGGCAGCCTTGGCTCTGCCGCTTGACTTCTCAGCACTGGTGCCAACACCCTGGACGTCAGACTCGACACCAGCAATCGCCTTGGCTGTGTCGCCCTCGACAACACCCTTGACGTTGATGTAAGCTTCACCAATGACTGTCATGACTGCTTCCCAGCTGGCGTAGGCAGCTTGATGCCAAGCTTGGCAGCCATGGCAGGGTCAAGCCTGAACGGCTCTGGCTCCTGCTTGATGCCTTGCTGGGCATTAGCTCTCATCAGGTTATCCGCCAGTCGTTTGTCGATGGCCTCGCGTGCCTCCACTCGTGCAACGCCTAGCTCACAGACATCATCAATGATCATGCTGTAGATGACGTCGCACAGTTCAACGCCGTCAAGATCCTCCCAGTCAACTCCAGTCCTGAGCAACCGACCGTTGAAATCAGCCCAGGTTTCCTTGGCCCAACTCAACAGAGCTAGGCCAGTTGCGTAGGGCGTCCTGTGTACTCCTCAGCCAACCACGCCAAGATTTCGCCAAGAGTCTCGATGGGGATGGCGACGTCATTGTCATCGATGAGTCTCATGAACTGGTGTTTGTAGTCTGGCAAGATCGCAGCGCTAAGCAGCGTCACCATCTCACCTGCCTGTATGGAGATGCCAGACTCCATGGCACCAGCGATTCGCATCATGAGATGGCCGGCAACTTGCCCACGAGCTTTGAACTTGTCTGTCTGCTGCTCCCACTCGTCATCGATGAGCCGCTCATACGTGAGCTCAAAGTCCAGTGGCTCCTTGGTGTTACGCGGTGCCGTGAACTGCTTGGGCATGAGCTCAACTCCTCACAAGCTTAAGATTGTCTGTCAAGTAGCGATTCGGCTGTGTGCCAGGATGATTCACATACATGGCAAACGCTGTGCCGGATGGCGCCCAGGATGCGGGGAAGGCAAGCACGCTGGCTGCCTTGGGATAGATCATGTGAGGCTTAGTGCCCTCATGGTGAATCAGCGCGATGGGGTTGCTGCTGCCTACCATCACGATGGGTTCAGCCTTGCCGTTGGCCATCACACGCTTCACGATGCTGTCTCGTAGATGACCATGATCGCCAGGGTGATCGCTATAGCCACACTGACGTTTGGCTGCAGCTTGAACTTTCTCAGCCTGCTTGATCATGTATCTGACAACTTCACCGTTGGGGCCCTTGAGCATGTTGTCCAGCGCAGCGTTGTCGATGATGATCGTGTAGCCGGGGCCATTGTTGATCCTGCCATGGACGGTTGACATCAGCCCACCCATCCAGTCGGATTGCTGACTAGCTCAACGCTGTACATCATCTCATTGGCTGCGAAGCCCCCGAGCGGCCCAACCGTCCGCAACTCACCAACAGAGACTGGAACATTGGGTGGCACCAACAGATGCTTGTGCTCGATGTCTTCAAGCACGATCCGCAGAGCGATGGCATCATTGAACATCACCTGTGTTGCTGGCTCATACTCCGCAACCTTGGGTGGAGAACCATCGTTGTGCATCGTTGGTATGCAGCGCACCATGGTGACGAACAGCTCACATGACTTGCGGAGTCTGCGGTGGGTGACGGCAGGCACCGGTGTGTCTGAGCCTTGCATGCCAGGAATGATGCGGGTGAGCCGAACGGTCAGCTGCTCGCAGTCAAACACAAGATCGCTGCCAGGTGCAACGTACTGTCGATCAGGCACGACAATCCCCTGCTGCACAAGGCCATCATTGACGAGACCCAGCAGCTTGGTCGCAAGATCGTACACCATCAGTACGTGATCCTTTGCGTAAAGTCTTGCTTGCCCTTGATCACCTTGATCGTGTAAACCGTGCCCTGTTTGGTGTCGCTGTACTGATGAATGACCTCAGTCGCGCCAGCCTCAACGATGTCACCATCAGCAGTATCTCCCCAGCTGACAGACCACGTCACATCAGCGTCATTGATCTTGACTTTGACTCTTGATCGATCAGACTTGCTGAAGATGACTTCAGCGCAGAACTCTGGCACGACATTTCTGTGTCTGAACGGATCATGGTGGTGAGTCATGATGTCGGCCAAGTCTGTCTGCGAGCCAAGTTGGCCACGTCTGGGCTGAACACCATCGGCTTCCTCACCGTGCCTGCTGGGTTGTATGCTTTGATGAACATGTCGATCTGATAGTTGCCGGTCAGCCCCTTGTCCATGAACGTCTGTGGATCTAGCACTGCGAACGAGATGCCTTGCCTGGTAATGCTTGTGATGCGGGCAGGCAACGAGCAGTTCAGGCCCGGTGTGTCAGCCTTGTAGAACTCAGATGCCAGCTGGCCGGCAGCGTGCTTGCCCATCTGTGGTGGATCTTGGTTCCATGTGAAGCTGACCTCAAACGTGCATGGCTTGTCCGTTGTCGCAGCAAGATTCTGACAGGTCGGCCAACCACCACAGCCATCTTGTCGCTGCAGCCACTTGGCATCATCGATCCTGTACTCACTCGGATCGATGACGCCACCGTCAATCAACACCTGCTCGACACTGATAATGGGGCTGCGGCCAAGCCCAATCATGCTCGGTCCGCAGCAGCCGGTGTACTGACAGCCAGAGCAGACTCCCCACATCCATGCGGCGTTCCAGCCGAACGCAAAGCCATAGCCAAGCATCCACTGGCTGAACCTGTAATCTTGTGTCTGTTGTGGCCGTGATGTCGGTCGAACAACTGAGCTCATTGCGCCAGCGAACTGCCTGCCACTCAATGCGTACAGCAACTCGACCGCAGAGTCGATGTTGGCCTGCAACGCCGCATCACCCTCAGGCGTGGTCGGTGCGTCTGAGCCAAGGATGGCCTTGACTTCATCCAGCGTGATCCACGAATCTGAAGGTGATGACGGCGTTGACATGGCCTCTCCTTGTTACGGTGCCTGGCCTACCGTCCACGCGGTGCCGTTCCAGTACGCGTCACTGGCGTCACCCAGCGCCACGTACTGTCCCGTCGTCCACGCAGATGTCGGACTCGCAGTGATACCAGACATGGCCGCCATGTTGGCCGGCGTTGTTGCACCGGCTGGCGTGAAGCTGCCAGGAGTGCCAGCGTTGGCACCAGTCGCAGCCACGCTACCTGGGACTTGCTGAATACCAAGTGCCGCAGCAGGAACTGTGTCAGTGAACACCGCTTGCACAACGGCATCACTGTCTTGCGTCCAGTCGCCCAGCGGGCCACCGTCCCACGATGGGTTCTCAATCGCATAGCCGTCGTACACGTTGGCCATCGCGTTGACATCGATGGTGCGGTTGCCCTTGCGAAGAAACATGCGAGGGAACGTCCACCACATGTACGGCTGGTCGGGTGGCTGGTACCCATCGATGACGTACCGTGTCCAGGCCTCGACACTGATGCCGTTTGGCGTTGGATCGATCATCAGCTTTGGGTACTTGAACCCGAGTACATCTGTCGTGTCAGTCGTGTCGTGAAACACTTCCCCGCCACTGAGCAAGACTTCCAGCTCAGGGTCAGGGATGCACAGCTCCAGTTCGATGGTCAGACGCTTCATGAGATCCGGTGTGCGGTAGACAACGCACAGGTTGCCTGACGCACCACGGTTGCTGATTTCTTGCCCAGCTTCCATGTCCGGGTTGAAGTCGATCTTGACCAACTGATCGGAAACGTACATGTCATTGCCCGGTGCAGGCGTGCCATCAGGGTCTAGTGCAGTCACTCTGATTGCCACGCACTGCAACGATGCTCCACCTTCATTCGCCATTCCAACCTCCTTTCAGAGTGTCATGGTCAGATCGACGTGGCAGAATGTTACACCATCCCACGATGCGCAAGCGTACCGTGATGCCTTCACCTCAACGGTGTCGGTCGCACGATCAAGCGACTGGAATGGATCATCTGGGAACGTGATGATGTCGCTGAGCCTCACGTCAGTGATGCTCGTGCCGACAACGACAAACGGCCCAGCTGGCTGCGGTGGTGGTGTCCCCACAGCCGTCGGATACTTGCCATAGCCAGCACCTGGGACAACGATCGTGTCCCTGTTCGTCAGCAGCAGGTTGCCCTCACGGCGTGTGAATAACTGCAGATACGGTGAGAGTACAGGCGGCAGGTGAATCATGCCACGACCACCGTAGTTCATCTGGCTGATGTACTGCTCACAGATGCCGACAGCCTCCTGGATAGAAGTTGCCGTGTACTTGTCAGCAACAGCAGCCACCGTGGCGAGATACAAGTTGCCCCATCCAGCAGCCGTTGACAGCAAGCCGTTCCAGAACTCGTACTCAACCATCTTTGGCGTAGCTGCATCGAGCAACGCCTTGGCTCTGGCTGCGTAGTCGTTCTCATTCCAGCCAAAGGCAGAACACCTGAAGCTGGCCGTGAGCAAATACGGATGCCACGACACCGTGCCATAGTCTTGATCGACAGGCACGTTGATCATGTCAGGCCCGCAGTCATCAGCAACCTCAAGATCGCCAATGGCATTGGGCAGATACTCAAACCCGTTTGTCCATCGAGTGTTGGTTGGATCCACTGGATTGCGGGACGACCGCACGAGGTTCACCGGCTGCTGGACAAGTGGAGGTGGCTCCACTGGTACGCCCAGTCCTTGCGTCGTTACTGCAGCTGGCGTGACGTCACCAGGCGGACCACTTGCTGCGATCCCAAATCGCAGGTCAGTGATACTGCTCATGGTTGACCTCACTCAGCTGGAACGACAGTGGCCGGGTCCAACGTGCCGACAGAAGCACCAGTGGGCTTGGTGGTGACGGTGATCTTCAGGGACTCGATGCCACGCTTTGCCAAGCCCTCGAAGTCCTCACGCCAGATCTGGTAGTCGTTGGTGCTGTTCAGCGTGGAGTCACGCACCACGCCGACATCAATGCGACCACCGTCGAGGTACTGCCATGTGCCCTCAGCGAACAGGTACACGACGAATGAACCTGGGAACTTGTTGAGCGCACCGGCTGCTTGCGCAGCGCCCATGCTGCCGGCCAGATCTTCGAGCGCCCACGTTGGGTTGACGTTGCGGGCTGCGATCAGAGCGGCAAGCTGAGCATCCGTGGTAGCCAAGTTGTTCTGACCGTCACGGTCGTGTGCGATCTCACGTGTCAGGTCGGCACGGAGCATGTCCGTGACCCAGTCCGGTGCGATCATACGCAATGTTGCATCGCCCAGCCTGTACCTGTACTCGTACGCGCTGATTGCCTCGTCGAGCATGGTGAGGAAGTCACGTGTGGCGCTGACTGGCCCAGCGTAGGTGACAGCTGTCGAGCCTTGGTCGATGATGTTGAGCAAGGTGAGCTCTGCCATCCGCGCCGTCGCGACGTCGAGCAGCGCCGTCTGAGCAGCAACGTGCTCAGGGCTGAACCTGCCCATCATGTTGCCGACCTGGATGCAGACTGGAATGCCGTACACATAGGCGGTTTCACTCGGCGAGCAAGCGACCGTCATGCAGGCCTTGGTGGCCGTGCCGCCAGTGTCGTCTGCGATCGTCCACGGCGTCGGTGGCGTGATGTCGCTCAACACCGGTGGGGTGAAGAACGTCACGCCAGCGCGACTGGCACCGAACGACGGCAGCGCTGCCTGAACTGGCCGTGCTGTCGAGCCGATGGTGTCGATGCTGTAGTCCACGGCCACTGGCTCGCAGATGCCGCCATAGGCGACAAGCGATTGCGGGTTGACCACAGCGTCGATCTTGGCGCTGTTGACGTACGGGTCGCTGCCCAGCTGCCGTGACTCCGGGTAGTCCTTGATCATGCTCGCAACGAGCACGTCATCAGGCGTGCCGCCACGGCCCAACGCCTCAAGCTTGCGCATGAGAGCGCGAGCCAGCTGGTTGTGGTCGGTGATTTCCTGCCCGACACCGAAGCCAGGCACATCACCAGCAGCCACCAGCCGTGTAGACACGCGCTGGAGCACAGCCTTCTTGCGCTTGTTTGGAACCACCGTGGCACGAGCAAGCTGGCCGAGCGATGGGCGCTTGACAGATGCGGCGACAGCAGGCACGAGTTCTGCCTCCTGCTCTTGCTCATCTGCCTCGTCCTGCTCGACGACATCGTCGTCACCGCTGTCGTCTTCACCAGCGTCGTCGTCAGGCTCGCTGCCTTCCGGCGGATGGACATTCGCACGGATCTCAGCTAGCGACGTCTCAGACGACACTGCTTGCTCCCGCACCTGAGAGATCACAGCACTGATCTCACTGAGATCAGCCAGCGATCCGTTCTGATCGTCGATGGCATCGAACTCAGCCACCAACTCAGACTCCAGCTCGGCAAGCTGCTCTGGCGACAGATTCGCCAGATTCCCCAGCCTGTCCTCAAACTTTTCACGCCAGGACATATGTCCTCACTTCCCAATGGACCCTACATGGTCTGGGCAATGGGGACCAGGCTCAAAGCTATGTGAGAGCGCCAGTCTTGCTTGCCGGGCAGCGTCACTACGTGGCGCGACTCCCAGAGTCACCTCCTATCTTTATGGACTTGCGAGCGCAGGTCGCGCTTCACATAGCCGAACATCACGTCAAGATCTTTCTTGCTGTAGCCAGCATCAGCTGGCGCAGCAGGTGCAGATCCCTTGTGTAGCAAGCGTTTGGCGTCATTTTGCGTGAGACGCCCAGCGGCGACCAACGCAACGGGGGCACCGGCAGCCACCCGTGCTGTGGGCCGCTTGATCGGGAATCCTGGAACATTCACCGCCAGCGCCGCAACCAACTCAAGGTTTCCACCGATTGAACGCCAGTCGCCGCTGAGCGCCGCTCCACGCAGCCGCCTGATGGTGAGTTGATCGACATCTGGACGCAACGAACCATGGATCCAGATGCCGAACTGGTCATCACCGGCTGCAACATCGACAACAGCTGTGCCGGTGTTGTCGTAGTGAGCCTTGGTGTCGTCAGAGCCACGCCAGAGTTCAGCGTGCCCGGTGTTCATCGTGATGACGCCAGTCGGCACCAGCGCATCTTCTTCACAAAGCACTGCGCCTGTTCTGAAGTAGGCGTAGTCCGTCATGCTGTGCGGCGCTCGCACGCAGCTGCTCTGATAACTCATGTGGCATTCAGTCCACAGAGCAAGGTGGCCGTACACCTCACCAGATGGCTCGATGGTCAACGCCGTTGGCCCATCCAGCCCTGGATCAGTGAACCACTGATGCGGAGGCACCATCGGCGCGGCAAGTTTGCCCGACGCCACGAATCCGTTTGGCATTCTGCGCTCACCTGCCTTGTCGATGATGTTGATGCTCGGCAGCCACGTCTTGTCACGAACACCGCTGGCTGCCATGGCCACGTCGCCCACCGTGACGTAGGCACCCTCGAACGCTGGGAACGGGCAGATGGTCGCACCCATGATTCTGCCCTTGATGATCTTTTCGCCCATCATGTATGGCTCACCTGGCTGCGGCTCTGCGTCAGCCGTGAAGCCAAACAGCAGATCGAACAAGTCCCAGTCGTCATCGTCATCGCGTGGTGGGCACTCGTTGCCGTCAACGTCCAGCCACACCAAATCGCTTACAGCATCGCCGATATCGATGCTGACGCCGCGCAGGAACTGCTCGCCAACCAGACGCTTCACTTCAGCAGCACCATCCGCCGTGTCGAAGACACCCGTGCCGAACACGATGTTGGTGCCGTCACCCAATGGCTGCTGCGTGCGGGAGTTGAAGTCTTCAGTGGTTGACTCTCTGCGGTCAACGATGTTCATCTTGCCGACCAACTCAGCGCTGTTGTGATCGTTGGTTGTGGTCTTGAGCGCCATGACTGGGAATGGCAGATCGCGCCACGTCAGCGCACCAGGAGCGATGAAGCGACCGTCGCCAGTCCAGATGCCCTCGATGGCCATGACCGGCATGTCGAAGCTGTTGTCTGAGCCCTGCTCGACCGGCGGCAGCTGAACGTCCGTGAAGCCACGACGTGAACTGGCTATGGCTGCCGTTGCTGGCGGCGGTGCATGTGACGATGAGGTGGCTCCGGCTGACTTGATCGCACTCTCGACAGCCGCAGCCTGAGCTGCTTCTGGTGAGCCAGGTGTGATTGGCCCACTGTCTGTCGTTGAAACCACCGTGCCGTCATCACCGATGGTGTGTTCAGTCGAGACTGTCGTGCCATCGTCCATGTCCGTCTCGACTTCAATGCCATCATCGCTGACTTCCACCTCTACAGCCGATGGGTCAACACCCATGGCGTCAGCAACTGCTGCCGAGATGGCGCCCTGATCTGGCGCAGCAGCAAACTGCTTCGCCTTGGTGGTAGTGGTATTGGCCGCTCCTGCTCCTGCGCCTTTCAACGGTGGTGCCTCCTTGCCTGCGTCCTCAAGATGCTTGGACAGATGGTTGTAGACACCGACCTTGTCATCGGTGCTCATGCTGTGGCCGCCACGACCACCATTGAGCGAGGCAATCCCCGATGAGCAGGCGCTGGTGTTGGCCGCGCCAACTGAGCCATCGGCGTTGACGTTGTGATGCGGGTAGCTGTAGGCTGAGACGGCATCGTCTCCACCCTCAGGATCTTTGAAGGCGTGCATGGCCTTGAGGTTGCTGGGTGTAGCGTTCACGCTGCTCTTGGCTGCCGCAGCGTCCCAGTTGCTCTCATCGTCAGTGGCTGTGGTGTGTGCCCTGATCGCACCTAGCTGCTTGATGGTGGTCATGTCCGCATCCTCACTCTTGATCCCCTGATGCTGTTTGGTTCTCAACCTCTGGCGTGGGCACGATGCTGTCTTCATCGACATCATAACCTGCAACGATGTACTTGAAGTAGCCAAACGTGCCAACCCAGTAGCCGTCAAGCTTGCCGCTCACAGTCTCCAGCGGCACGTCAATCGGCGTGACCTCAGTGTTGTCTGGATCATCGTGGTAGCCGATGACGTTGGCCGTGACCCATGTGCCAAGTGGGAACTTGGGATCTTGAGGCGGAACTGCCGCTGCTGCCACTGGGAATCCGTGCCCTCCTGCACCAAGCCATTCCTTGGCTGATGCCATCGTCTCATGGTAGTCAGCGTTGCCTCGCCAGTTGTTGCAGTCATAGCACGCTGGCGCAAGGTTCGGCATGACGTACTTGCCACCTTCCTTGCCAGGCACCAGGCGCTCAAGTGTGGAAGTTGCTGGCTCCAACGTGCGACCGCAGTAGATACATGGCGCATGCTTCCCATCACCATACTCAGCAACAAGCTGATTCTGTAGACGCACACGCGTTTTTGAACCAGGACGATCATCGCCGCCAGCACGAGACGATGCGTCATGCCGCGCTTGAGCTGCTGCCTTGTCTTCCTCAGTGATCGTGGCGCCATATGACTCATACTTTTGGTCAGCGGTGTCTTGCGCACTGCTGATGGTTTCATCGCTCTGTTGCGTCTGAGCCAACGCAACAGCGTCATCCAGCTTGCCCTCATCGTACAGCTTACTGGCTGTCTGAACAGCCATACCAGCGTTGTCCTTGGCATCATAGACGGCCGTGCGACGATCACCTACGGTCTCGCTGGCTGGTTTGCTCGCAGACTTGTCCTCACCACCATCGCCACCAAACTTGCCACCCTCTTGGCGTGGCTGACCTTCAGCATAGGCAACCAACGCTGACGCGACTTCAGCGCCACCACTCCAGTTTGCCGTGAAGTCGCATGAGCAGCCATCGTGATCGCCCGGCGCAAAGAACTCACGATCAGGGAACTCATCTTCATTGGCCAGCACATCGTCTGTCCAGCTGTTGAACTCAACGCCATCCAGTGCCTCGTGTGGCGGGAATGGATTGGGCGTGAAGCCGTGCACCCATGTGTAACTGTTGATACCAAGACCGTTGTCCTGCAAGGCACTGCTGACTGCGGGGCCAGTCGTGACGCCAGCGGGTGGGATCTGGACGGCAACCGTTGGGTTGAACGATCCAGCATCGCTTGAGTGCAACAATGCCCCGCCAGCACGGGCGATTGCTTGCTTGACGATGCTTGGCGACACCAGCCGCGTGGTCGTGATCTCAGCATCTTCACCAACGTCGAGCACGTTGCTCGCGTCGCTGAGGTAGCTCATGGCCGTGCGCTGCAACTGATGTTGAAGAAACTCCCAGCCGTTGTCGTTGTAGCGTGAGAGCTGGCCGGCCAACTCGCTGAACTGCTCAGGCTGCATGTTGAGCATGGAGCTGATCGACTCGATGGTGGACTTGTCAGCGTACTCAAGATATGCATCGTACTCAGCGCGCAATTGCTCCCACGCGTTGTTGAGCAGCATCTGCTCGTCCAGACCAGCAGCTGCGATCATGGCATTGCTGATGAGGAAGCCAAGCTTGAAGTTGCTATGGCTTGCGCACCAGGCACGTCCTGCTGCCGTACGGCCAACTGTCGTGCGAATGCGCGCGCCTGCCTTCTCAAGAGCACGCGTCATGCTCGCGTTGGTCGCTGTCAGCAACTTGTCATACAATTCTTTCTCGATGCGTGCCAGGCTGCGATTGCCTTTGCGCAGAGCGGCCTGGCTTGGTGCTTTTGGGTCTGCTGCCACGAGTGCGAGTCCGGCAGCCAACCCAGGCGGCTGGTTAGTTGGTGCCTGCTGCCTGGGCTGACTGCCCTGTGGCGGACCCTCAACCGGCTGAGTGGCTGAGGGGCCAGCCAGGCCACCACCAGGCAAGGAGCCCTCATCGCCAGGTGGCGCCTGTCCTTGTGGTTCTGGCTTGACTTGGCTGATGTCAATCGTGTTGTCCATGCGCTTGATGATCTGCGCCACGATCGTGGGATCAAGTCTGCTCTGCTTCAGCACAACGCGCGCAAGAATCTCTGTCTCACTCGGCGCATCTGTGTCGCTGAAGCCCATCGTGTCGCGCAAGGCAGCGTCACTCAACGCGAAACGATCATACGCCTGCAAGGCGTCTTGGCTGCGATCAGGGTGCCGCACCAGACGTGTCGGATCATGCCAGACGATGACCTTGCTGACCCAGTCAGGATCAAGACCTGGTGTGTTCTGAAGCGCCAGTCGCAGGTAGCCTGCCGTCAGCGCGTCATCCATCACCATGACGAGTGGCTCAACGTGATCGCTGAACGTGTCGTCATCGATGGACCAGGCTGTCCAGTGGTTCAGATCACCCTTGCCAGTAAGGACTTCAGCCGGCAGGTCAAGCGTTGTCGCCATGCGGCCGATCAACTCTTGGCGATCTTGCGAGCGCTGCGCCTCTGGCCTTGAGATCATGACCTGACGCACAGCTTGAAGCGCATCTGCGGGGCCACGGACCACGATGGGGAAGATCGCGCTAGCTGAGCCTTCATCCTGGATCGCAGCCATACCAGCTTGGATGAGCTCAGCCATGAACTCATCTGTCTCTTGATCGTTGGCATCTTCCTGAACGTTAGCCTTGACGACTGTCAGCTTGTCCGGCAGCATGAGTAGGCCTGAGTTGGCCAGGCGTGATCGTCCGCTCGCGCGTATGTCGCGCGACAATATGAGGAGTTCCTCACAGATGTCAAGCATCGCCGCGAACGGTGAGTCGGCCAAAGCCTTGCGACGTGGGTGCGGGTACCAGAGACGTTGCAAGAACACGCCATCTGGGATGGCCTGTGGCTGACTGCCCTCGATCCGCAACTGCAGCGTGCCATCTGACGTGGCCGTCACCTCAGAGACTGAGCGAATCTCCCAGACCTCTTCTGTGTTAGCTTGCTCAGGCAGCTGCGTCATGGGTGGCCAGCCAACCAGGAAGCACTCGCCAGCCACCTCAAAGTTCTCAGCCACGTCACGCTGCAGGCCACCCAGCGCAAGCGGCCCACCTGACGACAAACGCTTGAGCGCATCGTCGGCAGCTGAAATGATGTTGGCCGGGCAATCGGTGACCTCAGTCAACGGCAGTGGATCAAGCTCACCTGGGATGTATGTCGATGGCACCAGAACGATCTTGCGACAAGCGTTGCCCAGATACGTTGTCGCATAGCGCAACTCACCGATGGCATCGCGGTAGGTCCACGCGTCCTCTTGCCATGGTTGCCGCAGCTTGTTGAGTCGCGCTGCCTCTGGCCGGTTGACACCCTGATTGCCCATGAGCTGCGTCGCTGACGCCAGCAACGCTCGCTGCTGGCGCTTGCCGTCGTGTGACGTGCCCCAGATCCTGCCGTTGCCTTTGCCCTTGCCACCATTGCTGCTGAAGCCTGATGGCAATGGCTTTGGCCTGACCTTCAACAGCGCCATCGACGCCTCACCCGATTTCGTTCAGTAGGCCGGCCAACTCAGCGACAGCCAAGCCACCTGCGATCAACAGCCACCACCCACGTGTTGACGCAGCGCACGTGAGCACTGTCGCTGCAGCAGCCAGCCATATGCCAAGGCACCAAGTACAAGTGACAAGATTGACAAGGCTGCCCTCAGCTCTGGCCTGGATTCTGTTCCTGACTCCAGCTGTGATCGTGTCACGTGCGATGAGTCGTGAGACTCTGGCAACAGCGAACGCATTGATGAGTAGCCACAGTAGGAGTATGCTCGTCGTGGGATGTGACGTGGTGAGTACGTCTGGAAGTGACGACATGCCTCCACCTATCTGCTCACCTTGGCTGCGCCATAGAAGTGGCGCGCCAGCACGATCTCAATGTCGGTGCCCAGAGGCAACGGCATCTGCTCGGCTGACGTCGCGCCGTTCGATCGTTTGGTGATCCTTGCCTTGGCGTCAAGTTGCCTGGTGGTCATGCTCTTCAACTTGCTGCCGCAGCCACACCCAGCTTGTGGGTTGATCGTGATCGCCTCACCATCTGCCGTGCGGGCAGCCAGTACCTGCTTGCGACGCGACACGCCAAGGTTGCCCAACGTGTTCTGCTCGATTTCAACGATGGTGTTGACGATCAAGTCTGGCTCATGAGGCCAAGCCTGTGCCTCCACCCAGATCCTGAGTTGATCGTCATCCAGCCTTATGCGTGCCTTGCCCACCGTGCGCTTGGCTCCATCGCTGGCCAGCACAACGATGGCTGGGAAGATGTCGATCATTATGGTCATGCCGTGCGCCTCACCGGGATGCGGGCTGAACGAGCTGTTTGGCTGTGACGCTGACTGAACGTGGACGCAGATCGCATGTTGGGCATGAACGTCTGGGGTGGCTTGGCGATCACCATCGTGCTGCTGTTGATTGCTTCCCATATGCCATAGAGGAATGCGTCAGCGTTGTCTGGCGATCTTCCCAGACGTGACTTCAGATCTGCCTTAGCCTCAACCTGGATGCGACCCTTGTTGATCGTGTAACGTGGCACGACTAGCTGTGCCTCAAGGTTCTCAAGATCGTCTGCCTGTGAGGTGTCAACCTGGCCACGCTGGAAGAGCAGCCTTGCTTCCCACCACAGCTCAGCACGCTTGTTGACGTACAGCTTGAACTGGTTGGCTTGCTCCGCACCATTGAAGCCTTCAACGATGGGTGGCCTGCGCGTCGATGTCGCCCAACTTGCGGCTGAGGATTTGGTGCGCTCGGTGATGCGATGACGCACCAAGCCGATGATACCGAACCCAACACCAACAGAGTCAACCACAACTTTGTCAGGGTACGTTGCGAGTATTGTGTTGAAGATGAACTCAGCGACCTGCTCTGGGTCACTTGATCGGAATCGGTGTTCAGTTGTTGGCCTGTTCTGCGGGAGGATCAAGCGGCAGACGGTCTCATCACCATCATCGCTGCCTGCGACGTCCACCCCAAGCACGCGCAAGCCGGGAAGCAACCCAACGTCAGGATGGGTGGTGGTAACCCTGGCGTGTGGTTGCGTGTTGCCTGTCGTGCCTGGGGTGACGTCGAGCGGCAGCAGAGGAGGACTCTGGGACTCACCAGACTGCCGCTCAGCATATGGGACTCTGGCTGCGACAAGATCGTGCAGCTTGATGACTGATTTGGTGTCGATGCTTGGGAACTCTGCCTCAACCTTGCTGAGCCAGAACGGGTGATCTTCACCCCATGCCTTGCGCCTGTTCTCAACCCATTCCTTGCTCAGCAAGACTTCATGGAGCAACTGGCTCACTGGCTCACCTGTGAAGTTGGGCGTGTCCCACGCTGAGATCTTGATCGTGTGATAGCCGTGCTTCGCCGGGTTGTTGTGGATGTCTGCGAACATGGAAGATGGATCGTCAGGGTTGCCGATCATGAGGATCTTGGCGTTCACGTTGGTGGCAAGAGTTTCAGCTGCCTCGATGATCGCAGTGGGCACGCCGCTCGCCTCATCGATGATGATGAGTGGGTAGCGCGCGTGAAGACCTTGGAACGCTGCCGGGTTGTAGTCAGCTGGCTTGCGGCCAATCCCAGCCAGGTATGAACCAATCCACCACTCTGTCTGGTTCACGCGCCCTGGCAAGTCTGCCGCTTCATGAAGCTGGTTGATCTCCACCCAAAGAATGCCGCGCACCTGCGTGGCTGTTGGCGCTGTTGTGATGACTCGCGCCTGACCAAGCGGGTGAGTGTCGAGCCACCTGCTTGCGATCACGCTGGCTGTGAAACTCTTTGAGCTGTCGTGACATGCCCGCACAGCCACGCGTGAGTGCTGATCGACAGCTTCCATGATCTCAACTTGCTTCGACCAGAACGTGATGTGCGGGAGAGTCAGTGAGGCCCAGCCAAGTGGATCATCTGAGACAGTCAGCTTGCGCGCCTGCTTGCTGGCTGCGCGCAATGGAGCCAGCGGATCGTGGCTCTCAATGGCGATCACGCTTGGCTGCTCGCTGCTACTCAGCCTTGTGCTCTGGCTCACCCTCAGGTGGTGGCTGCTCTGTCTCAGGTGGCGCAGCGTCACCATGGCCGGCAGCCATGTCGTTGGCCAGCTTCTCAGCGTTGGTCCACTGCTTGCTGCCGGCACCCTCTTCCACCACTGGGTTGCCTGCCGGGTGCGGCGCGCTGACGTTGGAGTCAACGTTGAATGGGCCTGCTTCTTGCTGGCTTGGGTTCTCGTGCTGCTGCTCTGGTGTCTGCTCACTCATCAGGTTGCTCCTTGCTCGGCCAGCACTTCATCGATGGCGTCGTTGATTCGCTGACTCACGTTGGGGTCAGACATGTCCATGCCTGACTTGGCTGCGAACTTGGCCATGCTGCTGACGATCATGTCTGCTTGCTTGCGTGAGTAGTCGATCTTGTCCAGCTTGATGCCAATCTGAAGTGCCTTGATCGACACCTGCGCCAGATGCCTGCGCTCAGCCAACAACTGCGTGACTGCTGGGTGAGTCCCACGCCTGCGCTTGACTGACTTGCCTTGCTTGTTGCGCTCAACCTGAAGCACATACTGGACATAGTTCATGCCTGAGCCAAGGTTGCCGGTGCGCGGCACACCCTGGCGCTCCAGCTCTGTCTCGTTGATGTCGATCACTTCATCGTCACCAAACAGCTGGTTCTCTTTGATCAAGGCGATGTAGTGCTCCAACCAAAGGATCTTGGCAGACGTGCGTCGCACCTCACCCAGCAATGCCTCCAATGGCGAGACATCAACTTCACTGCCAGCTGCGTACACTGCCAGTGTTGGGGCCGGTGCGACGATGGTCAATTCGCTCCAAGTCCTTGCGCCAATGGCGCAAGCCTAGCGTCGTCTGCAGTGGATGTCAAGATCTTTTCCGAAACGTCCGGGTATCTCCCCTGATCGACTTTATGTCCGTTTCACAGCAGCCAACACCTTGCTAGTCAAGATCCCTTGGGTCAAGCATCTCCTCATGAAGTTCTGGGATCTGCCGCACACGCCTGATGTACGTGAGGCCATGCCTGATGGCATCGTTGGCGTGCGGCTGACCAGGCAGCCATTGGTTCGTTTGCTTGAGATGATCGTCACTGATGGTGGTCTTGGCCATGCTCGCTGACTGGGTACACCATCTGATGCGATCTTGCCATAGCAACTGGGTCAAGGCAGCTGTGATCCTCACTGGTGACAAGAACCAACGTTGCTGGTTGAGGATGCGAGGCACAAAGTCCTCGATCACCACAGCAACGTTGCCATGATTCTTGCGCGCCACAAGGATCAACTTGTACAGGTCGGCTGCCTGTTGGTGCTCATCACCACCAATCTGAGTGGCGATGATGCCAAGATCGCCATCGCTGTGCGGGACTTGATCGAGCCTGGCGTCAGGCACCAAACACCAACCTGTTGTCCCACCAGGATCGATGGCGAACGCGCTGACAACGCTGAATCTGTCGATCTTGGGCACCACATCTCCTATGTCATAAGGGATTTTAGACACAAGACGTTAGACGACACAAGACGTTGACCAAGACGTTTGTCGATCATCGCCATAGCCCTGTTAGACGGGCTAGACGTTTTAGACGTTTCATTGGCAAAGTTTGTAATGGTAACAATTTTCAAGATCGTTTAGGGAGTGAGAGCTACAGGAGAGATAGGCTCGGAAACGTCTAGTCCGTCTAGAACGGCTGTGACAGTCCGATGACACCCGTTTGCCCCGATTCACAAGACGTTACCTCGTTTTTCTGCGTCTAGGTCAACCCGCTTGATCAAGCGCGCTAGCCAGTCAAAGTTCGTGTCTGTCGTCCCCAACGAAACGATATGGCACACGCCAGGCTCTGGTCTGAGGTGCCTTGTTGGGCCACAAGACTGATTTCGATGGTTGACGATCCATGTTCGTGAAGCCAGGCCTGCCCTCTAGCAGCTTGCCTAACACCCGCGAGCCATTGGTGCCAGCTGCGATCAACTTGCCAAGCAGCGACTGGGTGTTGGTGTCCCATGGCTGATACGATCGTGCGAAGCTGCTACCATCCAAGCCACCAGATGAGTCAATACCTGTGACCCTGAAGCTGCCCTCACCACGCGATTCAGCCATGGCTTCATTCTGAAGGTGAATTTTGATCTCTTCACACAACCCAGTCGTGCCAACAACCGTGCCATCAGCGGCCCTGACCCGCACCCAGCGTGAATCGCTTGTGAAGTATTGATCGATTTCATCCTCAACAGCGACGTGCGTGGCGCTCTTGATCGATGGCGCAATGTTGGGCAAGTAGTCGCCACCACGAGCCAGGCATCTGAGCCAGCCATCAAGCGCCCATTGCAGCCAGAAGTCAGCCATCGCTTGTGAGGCCGCGGACTCACCATGTCGGCCACGCACAAGTCTCAGACCACGCTGCATTGCCTTGCTCACAGCGTGATTCATGGGCTTGGCGTCGCCAGCTTCAAGGTCGATGACGATGCCCTTGGCAGTCTCTTCAGACATGTCTTGGCCAGGTGGCTCCTTGCTAGCCATAATGCGTTGGGCACGCTCAATCTCCTCAGGTGGCCTGAAGCGTATCGCCCAGGGGATGACAACCAGCCTCGCAGCGATGGCGTCGTTGAAGCCGCCAGCCTCCATGAAGTTGTGGTTGCTGGTCAGCAGAGTTGTTGCGACGTTCTCAACCAGGCTGTAGTTCATGTATGCCTTGCGGGCCGTGAAGGATTGCTCGCCGGTGAGCATCTTTGCTGCTTCAGGGTCGATGCCCTGCTCGCCAACCTCCTTGATCACCAGCATCCTGCGACCAGACAAGCCAGCCAGTGCATAGATCTTGTTGTTGCCAGACGCCTTGCGGGCCAGAGCATCAGCCTGGATTTCCCATGAGAGTGGGCCAAGGGCATGCTGCAGACCTTCCAGCAGAGTTGATTTGCCAGAGCGCGTTACGCCTTGCATCACGAACAACTTTGGCGACATCTGACCCCACAGACACCAGCCCGCAATCTCTTGCAGTGTGAGGGTTATCTCTGGGTCACGATGCCAGTCAGAGAGCAATCGCTGGCAACTTTCACGCGTGGCGATCACATTAGGGTCATCACCTGTCACCAATCTGCCTCGCGTTGTCTGCGACATAAACAAGTTGCGTCCACTCAAACCAGTGACAACCTTGATCTTGTGCCCAACGTTGTTGCCCGCATCAACAAAGGGATCTTCAAGATCGACAACCCCATCAGGCGTTGCGAGCAGGTAGTAATGGCTATCCCAAGTCTCACCAAACTCAGGCAATGGCCTGAACATTGAGCTGCGCTGTGCCATGCTGACAATGTTGTTGATCTGCCCTGTTGACTGTGATCGTTTGGCCCACTTCTTCAGCATGGCGCCAACACCCTTGTTGCCAAGGGCAAATTGCTGGTCGGCCTCCTCACTGACCCTGCCTGCGATCATGGTGGCATGATCGTGTATGCGTGTCTTGGCTTCCTCCCAGTGATAGCCTGACCACCACATCCAGCCGTGAACTTCATGGAACATGAGGAATGGGAAGTAGTTTTGAAGTCGATACATGTTGGCAAGATCAGACGTCAGCACATCTGGATCACGCGAGTCCATGAGTGCTCGTTTGAAGTGGCCCAGGATATGGCCTAGCGTTATCTCATCACCAGGCTTTGGCATGTGCTCATCGACAGATCGCTTGTACGCTTCAGCACCACTGGCCTCAGCCAGCTGTGCGTACGTCCAGCCACTACGCGATGCTTTGTACGCCATGTGAAATGCACCCTGGTGTCGCGAGCCTTGAGACATAGCATAGCTCACACCCCACTCAACCAGTTCTTCAAGTGAAGCTGTCCTGAAGTTGACACCAGCACTAGCAACAGGCGGCAGCATGGTGTCTGAGAGCACAAGATCGACATCAAGCAGCCCATCAGGGAAGTTGCCAGCGATCACCTTGAACAGCCAAGATGGTCCGAGTGAGTGAGGATCAGCGCCAGACCTGCGACGTTCCTCACGCGACCACACGATGAAGTCTGATAGGTCCCAGCCATCCATCATTCCAGTTGCTTCAAACCCGGGACTGGCACGCAGGTCAATGGCAATGATCTCAAGATCGCTCAACTCATCGTGCTCAGCGATGAATGGCTTCAGCGTGTTGTACCAGATCTTGCTGCCTCGACGCCCAGCCTCATCGCAGTCGAACACGATGGCCAGATTCTCAAAGCTTGACAGCAAGGCTATCGCTGGTGCCTCACCACCCATCTCAGCCAAGATGTGCTCAAGCCTGACTGCCGCTGTCTCACCATCTGTCCAGCACGTCGCGGCGAACCCCGCACAGCGCAGCATGATCGTGTCCCACTCGCCGGCGCACAGGAACAACGTTCTGTTCCACTTGATCGGCAGTGGATCGCTTATCTGCCTTATGATCCATGGCAAGTCCCAAAGTCTGCCGTATGTCTGACCACTGATGTGGCCACGTCCACCAGACAGCCACTTTGTTTCCTTGTCGCCACGCCATGCCTTGGCGAATCTGATCTGGCCATGGACATCACAACATGGCAAGCACCATCGGCCGCTCTCTTGATCCCAACCAAGTCCAAGTGATGATGCCATGATCATCTTGTCTGGATCAATGAACTTACGTCGGTCAGCCAGTCGCTTTGCCAGATGTCGTGTCAGTGCTGCTTGGCGAGTCGCCCACCACTCATCATTGACCTGTTCATGTCTCCAATCACGAGCCATTAGCAGTTGTCGCCACCTGACATGTACGCAACTTTAGCAAGATCAAGCGCGTGCAACACAGGCAGTGTAGGATGGTGCTTTGTTATCACGTGTGACTCGATGCCATGCCAACCGCCATGATCCCAGACTTTCATGGTGAGACAGTCTGCATCGAAATCAGCCACAAGATCACGACAAATGTCCCCAACAGGATCAAAACGATCTTGTTGCGATCTTGCCCAGTCAAGCAAGTTCATTGTCCTCCATCCTCGCCCTCAGCCTTCCATGCCTCAAGATCATGTCGTTGCTTGGTAGTTGCTGGTGGTCCATCAAGCAGAACATCAGCCAGACGTTCCCTTTTCTTGCCACGCTCACCTAGTATGATGTCAGCCAGGGTGTCGAAGCGTCTATATGTCGCAGCTGTTGCCTTGGTGATGGCATCGTTGAGTGATTCCTGATACCTGGCCAGACCAGCTGCCACCTCATCCTCGATGCGCCTGTCAATGGTTGGCGCGAGTGCCTCAACTACATCCAGCATCTCACGCTTGACTTGCCTGGCATCTTTGATGGCCTCGTGCATCTCACGCGTTGCCCGCTTGATCGCAGCAAGATCCGCTGCCGTGGCCTCATCCATCAGCCTTGCCGATCCGCAGTGATGCGCTTGGGATGAACGTCCGGTTGTTCTCCTTGGCCCACTCAAAGTCACACTGACCCTCGACATGCTCCCAGCCCTGGAACGTGCACATGTGCTCGTGATGCTCGACAGCAACATCGAGCACGCTCTCACCCATCTGGTGCGTCACTGAGTTTGGCCCGGTGCGCTCGCAGCTGATCTTGGGCTCAGCACCAGTGCCGATCACCCATGGTGAGTCATTGATGAGCAGCTTGCCCATCTCACGCACGACAGCTACAATTTCCCAGTTGAACATCGAGCAGGCACGATAGCTATACACAGCAAGGAACTCACGCAGCGTGTACTCGCAGAGGATGTAGTTGGTGGTGCCCTCAGGCAAGATGTATCTGGCATCCTGATAGCTGACGTCTGCCTTGCATGCCAACTCATAGGCGATGCGGGAGTAACTGAGAGCACGCTGCCAGGCAGCTTGCAGTTCAAGATCCTCATGCATCTTGCGCCAGACTGACTCTGGCACACGAACGTTTGGCCCCAGACCATCTGGCTTGGCATACCTGGTTGCTCGCTGCGACTGCTGGTGGAATCCCGCACGACGCGAGCGCACGAGTTGGTGGGTGCAAGCGCGACTCACGCCACCAACTTCAAAGACCAACACGAACGCTTCCATGACAGCCTGCAGGCCGCCGCGCAAAAGATCTTGCCACTCATCGCCCTCAATCCCAGTGGCCATAGGCGACTCAACATCCACGCCAGTCGTTGCGTTGAGGGCACGCGACATGATCGCCGCCATGTTGGTCTTGCTCGGCAGACCTTGAAGCAGGCGCACCGTGATGCCATCGACACCAACATCGTTCACGCTCTCAGCCAAGGGTGAAACGTGATGCCAGTTAGTCTGCTCGTTGATCGAGTCCTTGTTGAACGCGATGTCACGCAGCAATGGCCGGTGATCGAAGTAGTCCCAGTTGCGAGACCACGTGCCGGCAGGATCGTTGTCTGTCATGTCTGTTCCTCCATCTGTAGTTTCATGGCGAGTGCCATGACTGCGTACACAGCCTTGTCGAGATACGTGTCAGCCAGCGACTCATCAGCGACGTCTGGCTTCAAATCGTTGCCCACAAGGTTGGCGATGCGCAAGATCTTTTGAAACTCGTGTAGGTCAGCCAGCCATGGTAGCTGAACCTTGAACGCCTGAGCTGTGATCCTGTAGTTGTCGAACTCATGACTTGGCTCAGCGTAGTCGTGTGACTTCTCAGCCCACTTGTCAAAGATGCGCATCAGGGCCAGCCGCATCGCTGCCTCATCAGTCATCATCAGATGCCCATCCTGTCTGCCCATGTCCTGATGTACTCTCGCATGGCCCAGTAGTCCACATCATCCATCTGGCGTGGACGCTGCCCAACAAACTTGCGGATCGCATCGAGCGCTGCCCATCGTTCCGCATCAGTCTGGTATCGCACTGATGCGTTCTCGATTGCCTTCAGCATCTTGTAGGCAGCAGCGATGATTGGCTCTTGCGCTGGTTGATGCCTGATGGGTATCCTTGGCACCTCTTGTGTCACTGGTGTTTCATCTCCTCAGCCTCATCGCGCTCAGCCTCACATGAGTACAAACATGGGATGCAGAGTTGTGGACTGGTGAAGACATGCCCATGATCGGCAGCCTCATTCTTGCATGGCCGGCCATGATGGAACAGCTCCCAGTCGCACTCACACATCACCACTCTAGTCTGGGTCAATGATCCACATCCTCTCAACTTCGATCTTGCGTCCAAATGATCTGTTCTTGTAGCCAGTGACAAGGATCAAGTCATGGTCCAGCCTCACTCTCATCAAAAGATCTTTCATCTGTGGGAACTTCCACCTGTTGACGCGCACGTTGATCTCATCAGTGTCATCGTACGCATACAGCACCATCGAGTGCTTCAGGCCGGGCTCCTTGATCCTGCTTGGGTCAAGATCGTGACCTTCACGTGACCTGAACTCCTCAAACATGTCTCGCAAGTTTCGATCATGAACCCGGCCAACCCACACGACTGGCAGCATCTGGCCACGATCCCACTGCCGGCCATCAAACTGGACACCAAGATCGTATGGCAAATCTTCGCTGCGATGCGTCGTTGTAGGCAGCATCTGACCGTGAACATCTTGAAGATCGCCATTGCGGAGCATGACTCGAAGATCGTCAAGCTGCTCATGAAACGTCTGGACACCAAAAGGATCATGAGCGCCAACCCACGTCTTGATCAGCGCTGCTTTCTTAGGGCCAATCCCGCGCACGTTGAGCAGATCTGGCCAGCCCCACTTCTCATTGCGATCTTTGGCCACCTCACGATCAGCAACGATCTCCATCGCCAGCTTGAGGCCAATGCCAGGAATCTGTGAAAACCCCGGCAGAATAAGGCCATCGGTGCCCTTGCCCCACGTCAACCCAGACTTCATGATCGACAAGCCACTCACGTGGACCGGCTCACCATCACCACGCTTGTCGGCAAACTTGGGATCACCAAGATCCCGCATCAACGCTGGCCAGCTGCTTGGCGCTGACTTCTGAAGTTGCGCCGCATAGAACTCAGTTGGATGATAGACCTTCATCCACATCGCCCAGTAGCCGAGCACTGTGTACGCCACGCTATGGCTCAGGTTGAAGGCATACTGTCCTGCCGTGATCATCCTGCGGAAGATCAAGAGAGCCATCTCAGGGTCTACGCCATTGGCGATCGCACCCTCAACGAACATGTCGCGCTTCTGGTTGAACGCTGCTTCACCATACTTGGCTGAGATCACCTTGCGAATCTGGCTGAGGTGCGTCCATCCAAAGTTGCCGATCTCACGACAGATCGCCAGCATCTGCTCTTGGTACAGCAGTTGGTACTTGGTGTAGCCACAAATTCTGGCGACATCCTCGTTGTATGTCCACAGATTTTTGGCGTCATCACGATTCCACTTGCCCCACTTCTGGTTGATGTAGTCCAGCGTGCCGCCTGAGTGGTATGGTCCTGGACGACTCAAGGCGTTGATGTCCACCAACTCTTGGAATGTATCCGGCTTCAGCTGGGCAACGATGGACTTGGTCGTTCTGCCTTCATACTGGAAGATGCCGCGCACGTCACATCGTCTGAAGGCATCGATGACTCGCTCATCATCCAGCGGCAACTTGTACATGTCTTCAACGCTCATGTCGAGCATCTTCATGCAAGATGACAGCATGCCGAGTGTCGTCAGGCCAAGGAAGTCGATCTTGAGCACGCCAAGATACTCAGCGTCATACTTATCCACACTCAGCACGCTCAGCTTGCGAGGTGGAGCACCAGGGATCTTGGACTTCAGCTCACGCGTGTACAGCGCGCAGGTGCTGGTGAGTGGCTCGTTGCCGATCACGAGGCCTGCCGCATGAACGCCCATCGACTTGAGCATGCCTTCCAGCTCAAACGCGCTGTGAAGCTTTGGGTGCCTGTCCCAAATCTCTTGTGCCAAAGGGAACTGGGCGATGGTGTCCTGCAATGTCAACTCGAACCGTGAGTCTGCAGATGATCGATCAATGATGAACTCTTTGAGTCTCGTCACCTCAGTGACAGGCACACCAGTCACACGAGCAACATCGTCAACGCTGTTGCGTCCACGATATCTGGTGAACGTGCCGATGTTGCCGACACAGCCGGCGCCATACTTCTTGAGCAGATACTGCCTCACACGATCACGCTTGGTGTCATCGAAGTCAAGATCAACATCTGGCAAGTCAAGTCTGTTGGGATCGATGAAGCGCTCAAAGTACATCTGCGGGTACAGCATCGGGTCAACTTCAGTGATGCGGAGCAGGTAGCAGACCAGCGAGGCAGCTGCAGATCCACGCGCTGGACCAACCAGGATGTTGTGATTCTTGGTCCATCGCACGACATCGCTGAGGATCAAGAAGTAATCAATGAAGTCCTTGTCGATCATAACGTTGACTTCACGCTGCAGTCTAGCTGTGTAGTCCTGCCTGTCAGTGCCTGGCGCTAGATGCTTCTGCATCTCACGATAGCGCCAGCCCTTGCGCAGCCACTCCCACAACAGATCGTTGGCGCTCGCACATCCCTCTGGCAAAGGGAATCTGACACGCTCGATCTTGGGCAACGTGACGTCGCACCGTGACGCAATCTCGACAGTGCGATCAAGCGCAGCGATGACGTCTGCTTTGTCTGGTACTCCCGCATAGCTGAGTCGCTTGCCAACATCTTGGCGTGAGAACAGAGTCAGTGGAACCTTGTAGTCCCAGCTGTCCTCTTGCTGATCGACTGTCTTCTTGGATGACCGGCCACCACGTGCGATGGCATGGATCAACGAGTGAAGCTTGATCTGTTCCGGCAATGGATAGTGGGCGTCAAGCGTTGCCACAGTTGGGATCTTGAGCCGCTTGGACACCTCAAGTAGCAGGGTGTTGAGTGCGACCACGTTCGCCAACTCTGGGAATGCTTGAAGCTCAAGGTAATAACGATCACCAAACATCTCACGATATCTGGCAGCGACGCGCAGAGCAGCCTCGATGCCACCTGCCTGGATGTCCTTGCCACCAAGGGATTGGCAAGCGATGTCTGAGCCGGTGCAGCCACTGAGGAAGATCATGTTGGAGCCATGCTTGGTGAGCATGTCGCTGGTCGTCGTTGGGAAGTAGTAGAAGTTGCTCCATGAATCGCTGACCATGTTGAGTAGACCACGATAACCTTCAAGGTTCATGGCCAGTGACGTGAGATGGAACTTGTGCTTGTTCGGCACGTCACGTGTGTACAACTCGCAGCCAAACATGGGACGCACCGACTTGCTCGCCAAACACGCCAGCTCAAGCTTGACGTGAGACGACACGTTGCCGTGCTCAGTCAACGCAAGCGCTGTGTAGCCAAGATCCTCAGCGCGACGAACAAAGTCGGCAGGCTGACCGTGACCATCACCATAGCTGTAGGTGCTATGGGTGTGAAGCGAAGCAAAGTCGGTGCGCACCATCGTTGTCAGCTGCTCCTTGACTCCTGGACGTCCATCACGTCCAACACCCAGTCGGTTGAATCTTCTTCACCATCTGGATCCATCTGAAGTTCGATGTCTGTTCCATCGATGGCATCAGACACCGCATCGAGCAGATGCTCCATGTCCTCATCGTTGAGATCGATGTCGTCACTCTCAGCGATGCTCCTGACTCTTGCCTTGATCAACAGCTCATACTCAGCCATTGCCACCACCCTCTGGTACTCGTTGAATGAACTTGAGGTCATAGCCAAACTCGTCAAACGTGTCGTATGTTGCCTCCCTGAAGTGATGGTGTCCAGCCAGCGCTGGGTTGGTGTGGTTGCTGGTCTCGAACACGAACACCGGGTTCATGCCCTGATCAGCTTGCATGCGGGCGATCTGAGCATCAAGATCGTCAACGTGCATGCTGCAGTGACTGACGAACGTCTTGGCTCCACGTTCGGGCAGTCTGCCTGTGAAGCTGAAGTTTTTGGTCACCTCAGCTCCATCGTTGCACATCATCTCGAACTCAAAGCCGCCAAACAGCTGGTAGTTGAACGCCAACAGCGTCTTGGCCTTGAGTGGCTGGCCTCTGAACATGCCGGTGAACGTTGGGTTGTCATAGGACCACTTGTCGTAGCCCATCTTGCAGTAGTGTGTGATTGTCTCCCTGAATAGCTCGCGGTCTGTGTAGCAGATGCTCAGCTGATGGATCGCCAACAGCTTGGGCCCACCACCCATCACTTTCCTCCACTCAAGTCCATGATCGATCCCGTGATCATCTCTGGCGCCGTGAGCATCATGAGCACAGCAGCGCCAACTTCCTCACGCGTCACGCGTCGCCCCATGGGCACTGTCTTCATCTCATAGGCCAGCATTTCCTCTCGTGTCCAGTTGCGTGCTCTCATGACCTGCTCATCAACAGACTTGGTCATAGGCGTTTCATCCACCACGCCAGGTGAGATGCCGGTCATGATCCAGTTGGGCGCCAGCTCACGCGCCATACATCTGATGGCCATGAGCAGCGCTGCCTTGCTTGAGCAGTACGCGACGCTGCCTCGCATGGGTGTTGTGGCACCAGTACTCACGATGGCGCAAACGTTGCCACTGGCCTGGTTCTTGACCAGCTTCTGGACCACTCGCAAGTAACCGTTGACGTTGAGATCATTGATCCTTGCGAGCATCTCAAAGTCAAGATCTTGAATGAACTGAAGCTTCTGCCAGCCAACGCTGTACACGATGTGATCGAACGGGCCATGTCGTCTCAGGTAAAGCTCAATGGTGCCAGACTTGGTCACGTCCAGCTCATACAGATCTGGCACGAACACGTTCCACTCACGCTTGACTGCGTAGTTGGCTACAGCCGTGCCGATGCCTGCTCTTGAGCCACCAACAACTAGCAGCTTTGGCCCATCGTATCCAGTGTAATCTGGCATGCTACCTCATTTCAATCAGTAGGTCAAGTGCTTCTTTGAGACTGCTTGCTCTTACACCATCCCATGGTGCCGGTTCGTTGTGCGATCTTGTCATCAAGACCGACTCAATGCCAGCCCTGTTGGCTTGATCGCACATCTCAGGCAGGTCATCTAGTACTGCTACAACGCTTTCACGACCGACTGCCTTCACAAGATCGTGATACTTGTAGTCACTGGCGATCAGCCCATCTGCCTTGATGTGGTTGCGCTTCAGCCAGTGAGTCGTGTCCGTGGCCATGTTGTCGAGTCGTAGGTATGGCCTGGTGGTGCAGATCCATACCGCCAGTCCTGCCTTGCGGAGTCCGTTGATCAGATCTTGGGCGCCCTCAAAGCAAGGCATCGACCTGATCATGCCTCCTTGCCTGTAGGCCAACTTGATCTGGCGATACGTGCCTTTGCTGATCCCCATCGCCCTGTGAAACTGGAACTTTGGTGCTCCTGTCGGCCAGCCATCCTCTGGCCTGTAGATGATTTCACGCCCCAGCCATAGCTGGGCAAAGTCAACTGTGTGTTGGTAGTGATCGCCAAGCGTGCCATCAACATCTATGGCAGCGACTGGCTTCGACCGTACTCCAAGGTATCCAGTGCCTCTTGAAACGCGTGATGAGTGAGCACTCCCTTGCGCCATAGCCCATATCTTCCTGCTCGCACGACGGATGGCCAGCATGTACAGTTGGTCGTCAGTGGCTTGCGAATGGTAAACACCATCCCTGGCTTGTTGTGCCGTTGCGGGATGGTGTCCTGGGAAGCCCACTCAGTGTTGACTGAGTCAAAGATGTTGCTGCTGCGATACCAGCCGGTGCGTTCCAATGATCGTTTGATTGGCATCATGCCATTACAGATCACCAGATGTTGAACACCACGCCACAGTCTGCGTTCCTCGAACTGCATGGGTCCAGACCAGCATCCATCGATCCAGACGTTGACGTGCTTGAACCTGTGGTGTTGACGATCTTCACAAATCAGCGGTGCGGGGATTGTTGAGAACACGACATCGAACGTATCATGAAGCCTCGACAACAGCTCAGGACTGACCATCGTGTCGATCACGTTGCGCCCGAACTGGTGCCAGAGATGATCGTATGCGTGCCTGAGATCCCAGCAATCGTGGACGCCCTCATACTCTGATGGTGACACGACGATGTCTGGATTCCTTGCTGCATAGACCTTTTCACGATAGCCATCCACCGTGCCAATCAACGCATAGCGCAGCTTTGACGATCTTGAATCTGGGATGCCTGGTATGGCGACGTGCTGGTACTGCGCTCCCCGCATCGGGCTGCGTTGCTTCTTGCTGAAGATCACAACGCTGTGGCCTGAAAGACGTGAAGCATGGGCCATCAGTAAGCCTGCTGGCCCACACCCCAAGACTGCAACCTTCACCAAGACTCCTTGGTTGAAGTTACTGGACGTGACCGTGCGTGTCGTATGTCCTCAACGTGTGGAGCCGATCATGGTGTGCTCGCAGCGAGCCAAACAGATGTTGATCACGCGACGTGAGCGGCTCATCTGATTTCATGAGCCGATGGAACGTGTTGGCGTGCCGCATGAAGACATTGTCACTCATCTTCGATACTTCTGGAAACATTGGCTTGCCGTCAAGGATGTAGTCAAACCTCCCATCTGGAGCTGGCTGTGGACCATAGATGAAGTTGCCCTCAGTCTGGACTGGCCACCACTCGCACAGTCCAGCTGAGATATTGGTGAAAAGCCTGCCATACCACTCACGATCATGTCTGAGCAGCGATGCCTTCTGGCCGGCGTGAAATCGCTTGACTCCCCACCACCATGGTGGATCGATCTTGCGTGCGATGATCGCCTGCTCATGGTAGCCCATCTTGATCATGCGATCATGCACCTTGAACGTGTCCGTCCAGCCTTGGACTTTCCATTCAAATAGCATCCTGGCGATGTACTGGGCAAGGAAGTCATCGTGCCCGATCCACATCTTGATGCCAGGGTGCCACTGCCAGCCCTTCTTGATCTTTTTGTTGGTTTCCAAGATCGTCATGGCAGCGTTGATCTGATGGCCAAGATCTTTCTCACTCAATGCCGCAGCGTTGATCTTCTGATCACTGTACGGCAGATATGTTTGCATCTGTAGTGGTG